AAGGATGACAATGTATGGCTGACCCGAATGTAGTGATCCCGTTTGCTGAAGGCGCGCCATCCGATGACCTGATGGTCGAAGAGCTTCCCGATGGCGATGTTCTGATCGGTGATCCAGAGCTAGACATGCAAGAAGAGATCGATGACGCCCAGTTCGACATCAACCTTGCAGAGACAATTGGCGACAAAGAGCTGAACCGAAAGGCGCAGGAGCTGGTCAGCTTTTATGAGAATGACCGCGCTGCCCGCGCAGACTGGGAGGAACGCTACAAGGACGGCCTGCGTACCCTAGATCCAGACGGCGGCTTAGACGATGGCGATTCAGAGCGCGGCACACGCGGCTTGTCCGTGGTTGTACACCCCCTGATAGCTGAGGCAGCGACACAGTTTAATGCCCGTGCAATTGCAGAGCTGTACCCATCAGGAGGCCCAGTTAAGTCAGTGATTTTGGGTACGCCAGATCCGAAGCTAGAGGATCAGGCAAAGCGCGTCCGCGAATACATGAATTTTCAAATCACGCAAGAAATGCCTGAGTTCTTCCCCGATCTAGATCAAATGCTATTTCACCTACCGCTGATCGGTCATACCTTCAAAAAGGTATGGTGGGACGCCAATATGGATCGGCAGTGCAGCCAGTTCGTAAAAGCCGAAGATTTCGTGGTCGCCCCAGAGAGCAAGGATCTCTACACCAGCCCGCGCTATACGCACGTTATCCGTATGCCGAAGAACGACTTTAATCGCTACGTTAAGAACGGCTATTACCTGCCGACCAAATACAACGAGAGCGACAGCATTGATCCATCTGGCGATGTGATTGGCGAAATCGAGGGCGTCGATCAGTATGACGATAGCAACGATGACGTAATGACACTGCTTGAAATGCACGTCTATGATTTGTTTGACGGCATTGACGGCAATGAAATGGACGATGACGATGAGGATGACAACGCGGTTGCGATCCCATACGTGATTACGATTGACTATGAATCCCAGACCGTCGTGGCTGTTCGCCGCAACTGGAGGGAAGAGGATGAGCTGAAGCTGCGGCGCGATTGGTTCGTGTCGTTTAAGTTTCTGCCAGGTTTAGGCTTTTACGGCTTTGGCCTGTATCACATGATCGGCGGATTGGGTAAGGCGGCGACAGGATCGTTGCGCGCCTTGCTCGACAGTGCGGCGTTCTCGAACATGCAGGGTGGCTTTAAGCTGCGTGGCCGTGTTCAGGGCGGCGACATGCAGATCAGCCCAGGTGAGTTTGTTGACATTGACAGTACCGTCGATGACGTGAATAAAGCCATAATGCCATTGCCGTTCAAGGAGCCGTCAGGTTCGTTGTTCAACTTGCTTGGCTTTATGGTTGAGGCAGGCCAGCGATTTGCCAGCACTGCCGACTTAAACATTGGCGACGTTAATGCCAACATGCCAGTTGGCTCGACGGTTGCTTTGATCGAGCAAGGTTCCAAGGCATTTAGCGCAATTCACAAGCGGCTACACTACGCGCAGGGCCAAGAACTTAAACTTCTTGCGGGGCTGAACGCTGAAAATCTCCCTGATGAGTTCAGCTTTTCGCGGGCGGGAGCTGCGGAGATTATCTACCGTGCCGACTTCGATGATAGGATTGACATTGTTCCAGTGTCTGATCCTAACATCTTCTCGACAGCCCAGCGCATCGCGCAAGCACAAGCTGTCTTGGAAATGGCGCGGTCAGCTCCGCAGTTCCACGACCTGTACGAAGCCTACAAGCGGATGTATGAGGCGATCCGCATACCCAACATTGATGAGATCCTGAAGAAGCCTGAAGAGGCTGTGCAGATGGATCCAGTGGACGAAAACATGAGCGTGTTGTACGGCAAGCCAATTCGCGCTTTTCCAGAGCAGGAGCATGAGGCGCACATTGCGGTTCACATGCAGTTCATGCAAGATCCGTCACTGGCGGGCAATCCTGGCGCGGCTGCTATGCAGCCAGTGCTGATCGCCCACATTGCTGAACACGTTGCGCTGTTGTATCGCCAGCGGATGGAGGCCAGTATTCAAATGGAGCTGCCGCCACTGCCAAACTTTAAAGATCCAGACTTCAAGTTTGAGGGCATTGATCCAGAGATGGATCGCCTAATTAGCCAGCGCGCGGCGCAGGTTGTGCAGGCCGCACCTCAGATGAAGCAGATCCAAGCACTAGCGGGCGCAGGACAGCAGGAGCAAGCCAATCCACTGCAATATGCACAGCAACTAGCGCAGCTTGAGACAGAGGCCCTGAAGGCCCGCACACAGGCCCAGATACAGGCTGACCAAGCAAAGGCTAAGTCCAGCATTGAGATCAAGCAGGCAGAGGCCCGTCAGGACATGGAGATCGACGCAGCCAAGGCGCAGGCCGACATGCAGGCCAAGGTAATGAAGCTAGAGGCTGACTTACAACTTGAGCGTGAGAAGAATGCAGCGAAGATCCAGATGGAGGCGATGAAGAATGCTCCCCCAACAATCTTATAATCCTCGACAAATAAATCAGGTGTCTGACATGCTTCCACGCCTGCGCCCTGATTTATTTGGGGCATTGCCGCAGGAAGGCCCACCCCAAGCTGGCGGGCCGCAGGGCGGGCCACCGCCACCAGCGGGCGGATCAGGGGGCGGTGAGCCACCGATGGACATGAACAAATACCTGATCGACAAGGTCATGGAGATTAAGGCCCGCATGGGCAGCGGCGAGGGCATGGGCGCGTTAAGTGCTATTTCAGAAGCTGCCATGCAGCCACCGCAACAACAGCCGCAACAGCAACCACCGCAGCAACCACCGCAGCAACCACCAATGAGGGCATGATGAACACATTTATGGATCGCGTGAACGTAATCGTTCAGAAAAGCCAAGCCCCTATTAACCAAATGACTGCGGCTCCGAATGTATCATACCCTGACACGGGAATGGGCGCGTTAGAGAACGTGGCTAATGGCGTCCCACGGCAGACAATGATTTCCAATCAGCCACATATGCTGGCGTACATTAATCCGCAGGAAGAGCAGGCGCTTCGTGATATGGGTGGCTCTGGATTACCGGGGCCGGGCGGCATTCCTGCCTATGATCACGGAGGTTTTCATTGGAATGATACTAGCACTTATAATTTAGATTCCATTGGGCAGAGTATAAGCGATACAGCAAGCAATGTTGGAAGCTCTATCAGAGATACTGCTTCTAATGTTTATGATACTGTCAGCACTGTCCTTACGGACACTGGAAGAGAGATTATTACTGGCGGCGATGCGACCACAGGTACTTATAACAACACAACCAGCCAAGATGATATTGACAAAACCGTTGCGGCAAACGCAGGATCTTCTTTTAATAATGGCCTCATAACTGGTGCGGATGGTAACACAATATCTGTCGGCACAAACGTCAATGCCGATACGTTTACTGATAATACTATTACTACAGGTGTAGGTACACCAGGTGTAGGTACACAAAGTGTTGTATTCCCAGCAGATGAGCCACTCGTTCCATTGTCAGACGTTGATTTTTCAGCAAATGTCACTTTAGACAATGGTCAATCAATTCCTGTCACGCAATACGTTGATGGAACGGTTGCCTATTTTCCAGATGGAGCGGGTGGTCAGAGCTTCTCAAGTCGGGCTGCTGTAAATCAATATTTAGGCATTGGCACAGCAGGCACTGACACAACTACAATTGAGACAAGTCCAATTGAGACAAATCCAATTGAGACAAAAGACACAACAAGCGCAACAGACATAACAACAGGCGCACTGGCTACTGTAGGGACAGCCATTCCTACTTTTGCCAATTACTATGATGCGATTGACGCAGGTTATCTTAATAAAGAAGTAATAATTAATGGGCGGAAGGTCATTGCTGAAACGGCTGACGGTTATACAGGGGCAGGCGAAGTTGCCACAGGCACAGGCGCTTTGCCAGCGGGTGACACAACAACCACAGGCACAGGCGCTTTGCCAGCGGGTGACACAACAACCACTGGCAGCAATACTTTTCTCCAAAACCTGACAAACATTGTTACGTTTGCAGGCAACAAGTCATATGTTAACGGCGTAGAAATCACTGTTAACAATGCTGGGCAAACTTTTGCAAACTGGGTCGATGGCAAAGACAATTTAGAATATCAGGATAACGTGCTTTATGACTTAACGACAGGTCTGCCAGTTGTCGGTACGGAGGCTGAAGATGCGTTTTTCAATACTGGATACGATGAAACGACTGGCACTTATGAGAATCAAGACGCGGCAGCAACGTCAGACAGTTTTATTGGCCCGATGCCTAATTACCAAGATATAAACGGCGTCGTTCATAATTCTCAGGAAGAGGCAGATGAGGCAGATCGTGAAATAGGCAGAATTGCCGCTGCCGCAGTTATAACTCCAACAGATGAGAGAATTGCGCGTGAAAATGGTATACATATACGGAGGGCGCGCCCAAACGCCGCGGCAATTTATTTTGATAGGTCTGGAAATCCACACGCATCATTACAGGAAGCTTTAGATTCAAATGCGACCCTTGTTGTAACCGATGCAGGCAGCGTAACCACTGAGGCAGCGGGCGCGCTACCTGCCGCTAATGTTAACATGACTGGTCAAAATACAATGCGGGAGGTATTTGCCAACTTATTTACGATTGGCGATAGTGCCTTTTACGAGGGCGGTACTTTGTATGGCTACGACAAAGACGGCAAGGTAATAGATCTGACGGGCGGCGGTGAGACTTTTGACAGGCTAACTGGCCTATCAAATTATGTTTATGGTGTGTCTGATGATCCCAACAGCGGCGCGGCAATTGATACGACTGGCATGACGCAAGACGAAAAAAACGTGGCCATAGCAAAGAAACAAATGCTGTATGATATTCCGCCTAGCGATTTGGCGTACTTTGCGTCGTTCCTTCCAAATCTTATGATGCCGCAAGGTATCGTGGGTGAAATAGCGCAAGTGGCTTCGTTTTTCGGCGGCGGCATAGGCGACTCAATGCTGAAGGGTGGAATTGAGGATCGCCGCGCTATTGTGAATCAAGAGGCAGCGGCCTTGGAGGCTGGAGCCACGCCAATATTTAACGAGGCTGGTGAATACACTGGGCATGACACATCTACCATGATGACGTTTGCTGACAAGGTGTTAGCATCCGATGATGTTATGAAGTTCATGCCGCCATCTTCTACATCTACTGACTACACAGTGACGCAGGCAGACATTGATGAAATTAATAGAATTAACCAAGAATATGGCGGTGAAAATAGCACCTCTATAAATTCATTGGTTGACCTTAAGGCAGGAAACAGCGGCGATGCAACAAGCGACGATTACTCTGATATATTTGTACAGTCTGACGGAAGTTCACTAAAAGTAGGGGATGTTATAAGCACAGGCGACTTTACAAATGATGCTTCCCAAGCCGATGCTGACGGTGATGGCGTTGATGATTCTAAGCGTTTTGAAACAGTATTTAATGTTCAATCTACTGCCGCTGCCGCTGATCCAACTGGTATGAGTACAGAAGATGGCTTTATTACCAGCGAGGGGACAGAGTATTTTATCAACGGGGATGGTAGTGTCCAAGAGGTTGTAGACGGCGTAATAAAATACGAAGAAGCAGAAAGCGGCGAGAGCGTAGAGAGCGTTTATGGCCTTGAAGACGATGAAGAAGACATAGTGATAACCTCGCCCAGTGACGATGGCAGTGACAGAGCGGCTGTTGCTGCCAGTATATTCAAGCGTTACTACAGGGGCGGCAGTGGCGCGGGGTTACCTGCGTGGCTACAGAAATACGCTTCTGGCAAAAACATAAATCAGTTGTTAGAAAAGGTGACAGTAGAGGGCGAAGTGTACTATAAGACTACTGACAAGCCGCCTAGGTATATTAAGGAAATTGAACTTGCAGGCGCTGTTGAAGGCGACGTGGAAGAACCCAGCGCAGATAATGAAGAATAACATAGGAGGCTGATATGGCTGTAGACGAAATGCAAATGAACCCTGACATGATGCTTTTTCAAGACATGGTTCAAAAGATCACACCTGGCGACATGAGCAAGGAAGCCGAAGACGGCCTTAGAATGCTTCTTGAGCGTTTAAAGGGTGGCGGCGCTATGACAGAAAAAGAGCGCGAGATGTTTGGAAGCGTAATTGGCGCTATGCCAAGGACGATGCCGCGCGGTTCAGGATCAACAAGTGACGCCGAAATGGAAATGTTTAACCAATCTATAGGCGCTAACCAGCCTATAGGCGCAATGTCTGATCAAGAGATGAAACGCACATACCAAGTTGACGATGGCATGGAGCAAATGATGCCAAGTCAAATGGCGGACATGCAACGATCTGGTGCGATTACGCCAGACAAAATGACATACATGATTGACGGCCAGCCTATGGAAATGGCAACATCGACATATGACGAAGCTGTCAGGTTGGGCATCATTACGCCAGACACTGTTATGGAAAACATTGACGGCATGGAAATTGCGCGCCCACCGATGGCTCCAGAGCAGTCACTGCGCCCAGAATTACGGCCAGAACCAATGCGTCCACGGATGCGCCCAGAAAACTTAGGAGGCTGATATGGCTGAAGTAAACGTAGAAAATATGGAAGCAAACGCAGACCTGTTTATGGAAAAGATGGGTTTTGCACACACCTCTGACGGCCTTGATTTGAGCGACGATCAGTTGGTGAACTTCCTGCTGTTGTGCCACCACACAATGGTTGGCATTGGCGATGACGATATGCACGATGACGAAGACATGTACGAAGATGTCGAAGAGGAAATGATGGAAGTGCCGCACGGCAAGGATGTCAAAGTCAAGGTTATGAAGCTGGACGGCGGCAACGTGCATGAGATGATGAATAAACTTCTAGGAGGCTGACATGCCATATAGCAAATATTCTCCAAAGCAGAAGAAGCTGGCTGCGGTTGCAGGCAATAAGAAAAAGATCACGGCTGCTGATCTGAAGGCTGTTCGCAAGAAGAAGAAGAAAAAGTAATGGGCGCAGGCACACCAATAAAATTAGGCATTAAAGGCGCGGTTGGTGTTTTTGAAACATTGGGTGACGCTTTTAAATCTGGCGCAAATGAAGTAGGCGAATACGTTACTACGCTAGGTGAAAAGATTGGTGTTTTAGGCACAGTCCCTTATGACCGTGTCGGTGCAGATTTAGCAGCCAACATTGCTAACGATGTATCTGCGCGTGAAGTTGCGGGCTTACCCTTTATACCTGACGCGGGTAACGTCACAGGCGTTAAGAGTATGCAACCTAGAATATTGGCACAGCATCAAAGCCAAGGGCTTTTGTCTAATGAGCTAGTACCTCCACAACAATCAACTATTGCCGATCTTAAAGGCAGGACAGTGATGAGTATTGTTGGTGATCCCACTGGTAGGCAAACTGTCACTGGTGTTGATGGGGATATGTTTGAAACACCAGTAAATTCTATGGCTGGGTTTCAATACACAGATGTTCCAGGTCAAGGCTACGCTGGTGCTGAAGGTGCAACAAGTAGTAAATTAAACGAGGCTTTAAAAACCGAAGATCCTTTTTACATGAGCATATTAATGGCTGAACGGTCAGGCGATTTTGCCATGCATACGGGTTTAATTCTTGGTGAGATGTTTAAAAACGCACCAATAGCGGCAAAGAATGTTAGTAAAATTGATGAGGCTATTAGAAATATAGGTAAACCTATAACCGTAAAAGTTAAAGACGCTGACGGTGCATTTATTAGAAACGCCGATGGAACATTTAAAACCCAAGGCAAGACAATATACCCATACCAAAATTTTACTTCTGTCTCTGATCCAAACGCAATTTCAGAATATATTAAGAATTTACCAACTGGCACAGACAGGGCGTACTTTCTTAAAGGTCTAGACAAGGGCGGTTTGCAAAAGATGGGCGTCCCAAAAGTCGGAGACGCAAGACTTGCAGCGGCAGATCCAAATCAAATTGGAATGGATTGGGGTACAACTGGGTATCGAGGTTTTGTGCCAAATTTAGAAAGAGGCCCGTTTCCAACTACAGCTCGACAATCCACTACTTATGACACTGGTATTGATAAGATTGGCCCATCGCAGGCTTTTCTTGAAGAGGGCCGTGGTATTCCTGCAAACTTGTTGTATCGGGATCTTTCTGAAATTCAAAGAAGTCGTAAAAAAGGCGGCAATTTGGTTATGAATGCTGCGGATTACAAAATATTGGAAAGCAGTCCTAAAAAAGCCAAACAACTTGTAGACGATCAGGTTATTGAAATTATATCGACATTTACAGAGCTTGAACGGCGAGGAGGCCGCAGGGCCGCATTGCAATACGCCCAAGAGCTTTTGTCTGGTGGAAAGATCACAGGTCAGATGATAGATGCTGCAAGAAAGGCCAATGCGCCTTCATGGATGATTGCGGCATTGGTTCCATCTCTTGGCGCACTTAATAACATAAATGAAGAAAGCGAAGGAGCGATATAATGGCAAAACAAGGATTGTATTCTAACATCGCGGCAAAGAAAAAGCGCATAGCCGCTGGATCTGGCGAGAAAATGCGTAAGGTTGGGGCCAAGGGCGCGCCAGCCAAAGGTGCGTTTAAGGCTGCGGCTAAGACTGCGAAGAAGCCAATGAAGAAAAGGAAAGCATAATGGGTATTTCAAATAACGATCCAGATGATTTTGAAGAGCAATGGGAAGAAGATGCTATAGAGGAAGCAATCGAAGATGCTGCAATAGAAGCAGACATGAAGCGTCAAGACGCTGAAATTGAAATGGAGAAGCTTAATGGCCAAAGGGGTTAAGCACTACTTTAAGAACGGCAAAGAGCATAAGGGCGCCACTCACAAGGACGCCAAGGGTAAAGTCATGTCTGGCAAGACGCACACAGCCTCCAGCAAGTTCCTAGTTCACATGAAGGATCTGTCTGCTACAGCTAAGAAGGTTGCCAAAGCCTAATGGGGGCTGGTGCGCCAATAAAAGCGGGCATAAAATTTGTTAAATCAGGTTTGGATGACGTGTTTGACTATGCTGGGGAAGCAATTGACGCCCTTGGCAACAAGATTGGCGCGTTGCCTGATGCTAATGCAGTTCTGACTAAGCCCAAGCCTACAGCCACAGAGCTACGCAGGCAGGCAAACATTGATCGTTTCGGTTATGATCCAAACGATGTGCCAGACGCGCCTGCTAGAACGCCCACAGATGACGCAGGCTTTGAGTCATACCTCGAACAAGTAAACCCTAATTTTAAGCGCATTGCGGCGGAGGATCGCCCTAACTTAATGATGGGCGATATGTACGGTATGCTGCCAAGAAATTCTGAGGTAATCCGCTCTGAAAACGGTGTCACGTTTCATCGCGCACCCAATGGAGATCATTACGCCACTGCCTTTAATCCAGATGTAAATGAAGAGGATGTTGTTGGTTACATAACCAACCGTGGTGACGGCACTGAGTTAGCAGTTACCCAAGAAATGCAAGGACAAGGCATTGGCGGTGAATTGCAGTATATGTTTAGAAAGGAAAACTCAAATGCGGCGACAGGCGGATTGACTGAAGCTGGTGAGAGATCTTTGCAACGTACATATGATCGACTTTCAGAAGAAGGAGGGGTTCAATAATGGCAACGTACAAAGGTAAGAGCGTAAAGCTCAACAACCCGCGCCGCATTGCCAAGGGCGAAACCTCTTACGGCAAGAAGAAATCCGTGGTATATGTTACGGACGGCGATAAGATTAAGCGGGTGACCTTTGGCGATCCAAATATGAAGATCAAGAAAACACAAAAAGGCCGTAGGTCAAACTTCAGGGCGCGCCATAATTGCGATGATCCTGGGCCAAAGACCAAGGCTCGTTATTGGTCGTGCAAGGCGTGGTGATATGACAGATGAAGAGTACAGAGCAGAGAACCAACGCAAAGCGCAGTTAAGAGCGGAGCGCCAAGCTATTGTTCGTCAGCAGCGCCAAGAGGAAAACGACCTAGAGTTTTTGTCGTATGAAGATCCGTCTTTATACAAAGCTGTCATGGACAAGCAGGCGGCTGAGAACGCAGCATTAACTGCGTCTAACCCAGTAACTGGCTTTGGGACGCTGACTGACGGCAGTGAAGTCTACCAATCTGGCCAGAGCAGAAGAGACATTGTTGATTACCTTGCCCCCGAAAGAGGTCTTAAACGTGACACCATTCAAAAGTTTATGGGCGGCAATGCGTCAAGAAGCGGTGGCTTTGGCGTAGCAGACTTGCTGGGCGCTGGGCTTTTGGATGCCGCTGATGGGCTATCATTTTCAAGAGATATGAACAAACGCAACGACCTAGCAATAGCGCAGCTTGAAGAGCAGATTATTGCTGAAGGCGTTAAGCCGTACTCATTGGAGTTTTACAGACAGCGTAACGCCAGAATGCCTGAGATGGAAACATCGTTTGACGCGATGCTCGACATTGGCATTGGAGGCATTGAAGCTGTTACACTTGGCACGTCTAGGCTTATTACAAAGCCAGTAAAAGGTTTTTTGAAAAACCTTTCAGCCAAATTTGCAAGTCCAGTGACGCCTTCGCCAAGCGCTGGCGCGCTACCAACTGCTAACACTGTCGCCCAACAGACGGCTAGAGAAATACTAGAATTGCGCGCCGCTGGTCGATCAGATGAAGTCACTGAGCAGATGATGTCTGCGGCAGACGATCCGTATATGTATGCCAACACGCCAATAGACATGAGTAAAGTATCAAGAGATACTAGGGCTGACGAGATGTTCCCAGGAAAAGGCTACCACGGAACAAACCAAGACATATCTGAGTTCCAAGGAAACGTGTTCACTTCAGACAACCCAACTTTAGCAAGCACGTATGCAAGAGGAATGTCTGACGCTCAGATTTATCCGCTTCGCCTTGGAAGCAAACTTGGTGACACAGTTGTTGAGGGCGGAGGTGCAAGTTGGAACCAGCTAAACATAAGTGATATAAAAGACCCAGAAGTCGCAAGCTGGCTTGATTGGGCAGAAGGACAAAAGGTTTCAACGCGAAGTATTGAGCAGGCCGCTGGGCGTGAAGGGCGTAGCGGAGTTCAGTTTAAAAATATAGTGGACACAGGGTCGGGAATTAATTCTGGGCAATTTAAAAACTTAGGGTATACACCTGCTGAAGAAGAGGCTTTGCGCTTGCAATATTTACAAGAGCTTTCCAAGCCTTCAAATGTAGATGTTAGACTGTCACCTAATTTAGTCCGTTCTGAATTTGCCCGCTTTGATCCAGAGTTTCGTAACTTACGAAATTTATCTGCCAGTGTATTGGGTGTAATAGGTTTCAGTGGACTAGCGGCTGGGATAAAAGAAAATCAGGATGGGGGCATATAATGGCTAGAGCCGCAGTTAAGAAAGTAGCGCAGGCAGAGATCAGGGCGGCGAAGAGCTTCCTGAAGCGCCGTGGCTTGGATACTGACGATATATCCCCACGCAAGTTTGCAATGGCGGCAAAGGAGCTGGACAAGGGCTTTGCCGATACGCTCAAGATCCTAGCCCGTGAATTATCGGGCGGGCAGGTTTAATGAACCGCGCAAGTTTTGGAAAACTAATGTCAGGAGGACGCAACGTGAACTATTCTAAAAAGCCAATGAGTAAGTTAAAAAAGAAGCCTATGAAAAAAGTTAAAAGACCTGTAAGGAAAAAAACTATTAAGAAAGGATACTAAATGTCAGATGAACAAAAAGACGTGACTGTTCACGTCACTGGCGTATCCATGTCAGGAGGCGTCAAAAATGACAGTAAGCGATCTGCTCCAGCAGATCAGGAAAAACCTGGACAAGCAAAGGCTGGAAATAGCTGAGAGTATGGTCAATGGTCGGGTGTCCGATTTTAGCTCATACCAAAAAAACGTAGGGATTGCAGAAGGCTTAATGCAGGCTTCTGCAATTATCCGCGAGACTATAAAAAGCATAAATGAAGAGGATGAATGACATGTCTCATCAACATGAAACAACTTACACCGACGAAGATACCGATGCGACAATTACTTCGCATCAACTGCCAATACCGTTAAATTGGAAGGTTTTAGTCCAACCTAATCAGGTTAAGAAGAAAACCGCAGGCGGAATACACCTGCCAACAATATCACAAGACAATGAGGAATACCTGACAGCTCACGGCGCAGTTTGTGCTTTGGGTGACTTGGCGTATCGGGACAGGGACACTGGCAAACGCTGGCGTACCGAAGTTAGTCCCAAGGTCGGAGATCGCATAACCTATGGAAAATATGCTGGTCAGAAACTTGTTGTAAAAGGCGTTAAATTCCTTCTGCTGAACGATGATGAAATTACATCGATCTTGCCAGACGGCGTTGAAGTCGCAGCTTATGTGGGATGAATCCAATGGCAGATAATGAAGAGATCATAAATGAAATCGAGGCCGAAATTAAAAAGGCCAAGGGCGAAGTTAGCGATTTTGAAATAGAAATTGTTGACGATCCCGTTCAGGAGAAGCGTGAGGAGACCAAGGACGTGGCTGAAGAGCAGGGCGATGATTATGGCCCGAAAGTTCAGAAGCGCATCCAGAAGCTCGTTACGCAGCGCAGGGAAGCCGAAATCCAAGCCAAGAACATTCAGGAGCAAAATGCACAGCTCACGAAACGTCTTGAACGCTTGGAGCAGGGTTCTAAGCAGACTGCTGAACAGAACTTTAACCAACGCTACGCCCAAACCAAGCAGGCTTTAACTACTGCTGTGGAGGAAGGCGACACGGAGGCGCAGGTTAACTATCAAGAGCAGATGGCCGACATGCGCGCGGCTATGCGTATTGCAGACATGCAGAAGCAGCAACAGCAGCAAGGGCGTCAGCAACAGCAACAGCAACAGCAGCAACGCCAACAGCAGCCACAGCAGGCTGCACAAAACCCCGCGCCACCAAAGGCCATGTCTTGGTGGCAGCAAAACAACTGGTTCAACTCCGCAGGTTTTGAACGAGAAACAGCCGCAGCCCGTGCGATTGATGTCCAACTTGACCTAGAAGGTTTTGACAAAAATTCGGACGATTATTACGACCATTTAAACAGCCGTTTACAAAAAGTATTTCCTGAGTTATCCTCTGGATCAAGTCCAAGTAAAACGAGAACAAAAAGTAGGCCTCCAGTCGCCCCCACTACAGGCGGTTCTTCGAGTTACAAAGGCAACAGAGTTAGAATGTCGCAAGAACAACTCAGAATGGCTAGAGAACTTGGTATCAATGATGCAAATGGTCTTAAAAAATATGAAGCCGAAATTCGGCGTCAGCAGAAGGAAGCCAAACTATGACTGAGTCAAGAAATGTTCGTGCGAGTGAAACTCGTGATTCTGTGCGTGATGGGGAAGCCCGTCGTGAAGCCGCATGGAAGCCCCCAGCACTTTTGGATGCACCGAAAGCACGTCCCGGTTTTGTTCAACGGTGGGTAGCGACCTCGATTCAAGGGAAAGATACTCCTGACAACGTCTATAAACGTATGCGGGAAGGGTGGTCAGCGCGCAAAGCTGATACTGTGAAAGATAAAATGTTTTCGACTATCAATCACGGACAGTGGGAAGGTTGCGTAGGCATCGAAGGAATGTTGCTCTGTGAAATGCCCGAAGAACGGCATCGATCAATGAAAGACTACTATTCTTCTAAGAATGGTGAGCAAAACGAATCCGTTGCAGGTGATCTTGATGCGTTAGGACGGCGTAATGGACTACCAATCCATCAGGATAGGAAGTCCGAAACAAGTCGCGGCAGATCTTTATCTGCCATGAGCGATTAACTTTAACGCTATAGGAGCGAAAAAATGGCAAATGTTGATGCTGCTTTTGGGTTTGTCCCAGTTCGCCAGATGAGTGGTAATGCGCCTCGTGCTAATAAGTACACTATTGCTAGTGGTCTTGCAGAGAACATCTTTAAAGGTGATCTTGTAATTCTCATTGCCAGTGGCTTGCTTACTCCGCACACCGCAGGGGAAGCCAATAATATTGGTGTCTTTGCAGGGGTATCATATACCGCAGCAGATGGTTCATATGTGTACAGTGAATACTGGCCTACGGGTACAGTGGCCACAGACATCATAGCTTATGTCTATGACGATCCGTACACTGTCTTTAAAGTTCAATCCGCAGGTACAACTGCTCAGACTAATATCGGCAACTGCGCTGATGTTGTTGCTGGCGCTGGATCTACTTTGACAGGTCAGTCAGGATTTGAACTTAGTGGTACAATGGCCGCAGGAATTGCTTCCTGTAAGATCATTGCACTTTACGATGCACCAGATAATGCTTTTGGTGCGAACGCGATCATGGAGGTGACCATCAATGAACACCTTCTTGGTACGAACATCGCAGGCATTTAAGGAAGGATTTAAATCATGGCTATGAATCGCGCATCATTTGCGAAAATGCTAGAGCCGGGTCTAAACACTTTGTTTGGCCTCGAATATGACAGCTACCCATCCGAATACGAAGCAGTGTTCTCTTCTAACACCTCTCAGAAGGCTTACGAAGAAGACGTCCTGCTCGCCGGATTTGGCGCTGCCCCAACTAAAAACGAAGGTGCATCTGTATCGTATGATGACGCTGGCCAGCAATGGACTGCGCGTTACCAGCACGAAACGGTTGCTTTGGCATTCTCAATCACTGAGGAAGCTGAAGAGGACGGCCAGTACGGCTCAATCGCGTCTCGTTACACCAAGGCACTTGCACGGTCTATGTCCTCTACTAAAGAGATCAAAGCCGCCAACGTCTTGAACAACGCTACATCTGTAAACGGTGGCGACGGCACTACTCTCTTGAGTACTGCTCACCCAACGCAGAACGGCAACCAGTCAAACACGTTAGCCACAGCGGCTGACTTGTCTGAGACATCACTTGAGTCAATTCTTATCCAGATTG